CTGCAATCCGGTGAGGATGATGGCCTGCATCGCGTGGTCGGTCGGATATGATAACTGAAGGCTGCCGGTGTCCTTGCGTCGCAACTCGAGGAAGCCCAAGCCTGCGGCAAAGTTATCTTTCCCCCCGGTCTCGTTCTTGCGCCAATCACCGCCCGCGCCCCCGGATTGCGTCAGGGCGAACGTGTCATAGGTCGACGTAGCCGGATCCGTCCCCGACACGATCCTGAGGCCCATCAGCCCCGGGCCGTGATTGGACTGGTTATCGAGCGTGTGGCCCGTGTAGGCCATCGATATCGGGCCTTCGCCCACGATCCCCAAGGCGTCGTAGAAATCGATCTCCGCACGGCCGGCTGCGATCTTGCAATTTACCAAACGCCCCGGAATGATCTGGTTGTTGTTGTCCTTATGACTTTCTCCGCTGGTGTAGACTTCGGGCACGACCTGGTCATAGATCGAATCGGCGACAATCGAAACGCTCGTGATACTGGACCGTCCAAAGCCCAGCGTCCCCGTGGAATTATCCTTGAGCAGTACGCCTTGCGGCTCGGCCAGGATGCCGCCGAAGTAATGCTTCATCCCATGCGCGAGACATCCATTGCCCGTGTCGTATCCCTTGTCGCATGTGGAGGTGCTGCCATTGGGAAAGTGCGTCGTGTCCATCCCGGTGTTGTGCTCCGTAAACGGACATCCGCGGCTATCCTTGAAGCACTTCCAGCAGGTGCGGGAGATCTTGCGCGTCGGATAGGGCAGCGTCAGCTCATAGATTCCATCGACCGCGGTGACCTGGAATTCCGGGCCGGAGTCCAGTTTCCAGTCGGCGATTTCGCCCTTCCACAAATCAAGCTTGATGCCGGTCCCCACGTGGAAGAGGCTGAATTCAATCGAGGCCCGGAACAGATTCGTTTCATTCACTAACAGCCGCATGACGCGGTCGGCATTTCCGAACGTAAACTGGGCCTGGTCTGATTCGTTGCCGATAGATTGCGAGATGCCATCGAACCCGAGCAGCCGGGCGAAGTAGAGCTGACCCCCCACCGTGCAACGGCGGTCCGAGACGTAGATCGCCGGATAGCCAGTCGCCCGCGGCTGAATCTTGATGAGCGGGATGATTTCCTGGACCTGAGAGAGCAGGGCGGATTTGAGCGCGTCGCAAGTGTATGCGGCGCCGCTGTGAGTACCGGCGGAGGATGTTAAAACCAGGTGAGAGGTATCCGTGACCGTCTCGACAGTGTAGCTTGTCGGAGTGCCCCCGATAGTCAGGATGATCTCCGCGCCCTCCCAGCTGGTGCCCTCCACAAAGTGATCGCCGCTTACCCAGGTAACAGCGGTGTTCACGACATCGACGACGCCGACATCGGAGGCTGAGAAGCGCGTACTTGTTTTGTGGAGTGTGTAGGTTAGAGGAGTGGAGGGAATTTCGATGAGGGTGACGCCGACAGAAGAGATTACGTCGGAAAGCATCTCCCAGGATAACGGTTCATTGGCAAAGCGGCAGATATAGGCGGTGGTTCCGATGCCATTGTCATTTGGGGCATTGTAGGTGAAGCTGCCGTAGGGTCCGTAAGTATCTTCCCAAAAATCGCGCAACGCAATCCGATCAGCCTCGCGCATGTGGGCGCGCCGGACTGTAAATTTCTTGGCTCCGTTGCCGAGTAGGAAGCGTTGCTCCAATTTGGCGTTGGCCGCCCCGAACTGATGCACGACCACAGAAGGATCATGGGCGAGGCCGTACCCATAATCCGAGACGATTGGAAAGGGGGTGCTCGGACTAATCGGGGTGATTTCCGGGATGCTTACGTTTCCGAGAGTTTCACTCATGTGTTATAATTTTTCCGCGTGATCGTGGCTGAGAGGCTGAAGGCAATCGGTTGGGAGACAATAGCCCAATGAAACGAAGCGCTGGCCGTAATCCGCATGACGTACGCATGCAGAGCTACGGGGCTCATAGGTTCGAATCCTATCGATCACGCTCATTCTTCCCCATGTCATTAAGATAGCTCCACCAGCGATATATCCACATCCGCGCGCCCAATCCCCACCATCTGCTCCCACGTTCCGGCAAAGCGCACGGTATAGCGCCCCAATTCCTGAACTCCGGTCGGATCATAGGTAACAAAGTCTGGATCCTGATAATCATAGGTATAGAAGGACTCCTGCGGGCCGTGGCGGGCATCGTAGAAGGTGCGGAAGGCGCCCAGAAGGGTCGGAGTCAGGCGGCGCGATGTCTTCCAGGATTTGCGGCTTGTTTCTGTCAGCTTGCTGCGCTGACTCTCGCCGTTGCGGTATTCATTTTCGACGATGCAGTATTCGCGCGAGTGCGTGAAAGCCTTACACAAACTCCACGGGAGCACCGTTGTCGGCGCGGCGTTCAATACAGAACCTGGCATGGTGATCAGCTCGTGAGGGTTCCCGGACTGAGCTGCAGAGCGGTCAGCTCCCGCCGCCCGGAGTTCTGTTTCGTGGCAGCCATCGTCGCACCCTGCACTACACGGGGCTTATCTCCCATGATCTTTAAGACCCCCTGAGTCAGAAGATTCTGCGCAGCTTCCGGAGATAGATTGATGGTGACATTTATCGGAGCCGCATTTGAAGCACCAAGGCTATTGATCCCGGCACCAGGCAATCCCCCAAACGTGGGCATGGGGGAGCCGTTCGAATACCCAGGCTGCTGGAACAGAGAGCCTCCGGACTGAACGAGTGTCGAGGACGTCATCTTCGCCGGCATACCCGATGGCTTCTGGCCCGTGGTCATGGCATAAAGTTCGACCAGGTCGCGCACCTGCTGGCTGCGGATCGCCATATCGAGATTGCCGCCAAACCCCTGCTTCGCCATGTCGACGATCTGCTGCAAGACGCCTTTATCTTTGATGTCCACGCCGTAGCAGGCCTTGACCTTCTCGCGGCATTTCTCAAGGGCGCCCTTGATGAAGAGCCGGATCATGCCTGCAGTAAATCCGATCGCAGCGCCGATCACTGCGCCCACGGGACCGCCATACCTGAAGCCGATCATTGCGCCGCCGGCGGTGGTCATGCCGAGCCCGACCAGGCCGCCTCGCTTGAGACCATACCCAGCCAACAATGCGCCACCCATCGCTGCGGCGTCAGATTTCATCAGTCCACCAAGCGAAAATCCGCTCCCGGTTCCGGCGCCGTAAACACCAGTTGCCGCGTTCGATGCCCCCTTGCCCATGCCGATGAAGTTTTTCAGGCCGCCCAGGTTCAATAGACCGCCGAGTCCACCGATTCCTCCACCACCTCCGGATCCGCCCGATCCTCCACCAGCACCAGGGACAGCGTAGCCGCCGTTGACAAAGCCGCCCAGGAGATTTCCACCTCCACCACCGCCACCCCCACCTCCCGAGTTTAGGATGCCGCCAAGGAATCCCCCGATTCCACCGCCCCCAGATCCGCCCCCCCCTGCAGGAGCGGCCGCCATACCTTGCCGCGTCATCCACCAAGCCGCCGCCATGCGCGCAAATTGCTTGACGACATAATTGATAGATTGCATCCAGAGTTGTTTCCAGATATCCGCGAAGGAGCGAGCCGAAACGAAGACGCGATCGAGGAAACCTTCAATATTGCGCGCTGTTTCCTCAAATCGCGATTTTGTATCAACAGCGATGTCAAGATTACTTTGCTGAATGATGAGTTTCTTCTTCTGTTCGAAAGCCGCAATTGCCTCCAGCGTTCCGGGGGTTTGTTCTCCGGTGAGATAGGGTGCCATTTCGCGATCAACCTCGGCCAGTTTGATCTTCTGTTCCGAGGCAAAATCTTTGACGTTGCGGCCAAAGAAATTTATCTGTCCTTCCTTGGCGATCTGGGCGGCCATGGCAGCATTACTCTTGGTCATGCTGTCGGCAAATTCGACCATCTTCAGTTCGCGCGCTGCAAAATCCTTGTCAAAGTCCTGCCACTCTTTGTCGAGAGCTTCCTGGACCGCTCTTTCAAAATCCGTCTCTAACTGGCGCTGTCGGGTTGCTTCATTCAGATCAAGTTCCCATTGCTTCTGACTTGCCTCGAATAGCCAGTTCTTTAGTGCCACTCGCTGTTTCTCGATCCTGATTTGTTCGGCCAGGGCTCGCGCCTGATCCCATTGCTGCGCATTCATCATAGAGGTGTACTGATGTTCCATCTTTACCAGCGTCAGCTTTTCCGCCCTCTTGTCGCCCTCAAATAGCTCCATGGCGACAGCGTTTTTGCGTTGCTCGAAGTCCTTGATATTGGCGGCGTAGATTTCGTCTTGAAGGTTTTTCCCTTCGGCAATGAGTTTGTTTAACTCCTGTTCCGCCTTAATTTTCTGATCCTGGATGCCGCCTTCTTTGGTGAGTTGTGCGGATGCCGCGAGCCTTTCCTCGCCCGATTTTCCTCTATCAGCAGCCAACATATAAAGCTGGTTGTATTTCGCGCTCAGAGCATCAAGATCCATCTTGGCCATGACCTGCGATGAAAGATTTGACCCGATAAGACGCGCCTCCTTTGCCTGGCCGGATAGACCGATCAGTGCGCTCGCGTCCGCCAGTTTCCTCATCGACTCGGCATATTTATCAAATTGGTCTGTTGCCTCTTTTGCCTGCTTGGTCAGTTCCTTTAACCGCTCCGTTTGCTCCTTGGTATCCGTGGCCCATGCGTAAAGCTGTTGCCCGGCTTTGAAAATAGCCATCCCAACCGCAACGATAGCGGCAATCTCGAATCCGGCCATCAAAGCGGGTCCTATCGTCGCGCTCTTGGCGAGGAATGTGTTGATGGATCGCGGTAATCTGACGCCGATTTGATTTTCGAGCATCATTGCGGCGCCGCGCGCCTTGTACATCTCAAAACTCATCTCATCCATTCCGCCGGCCATGCCCTTGGCGGATTTGATGGACTGGCGTTCCATGTTGGACAGACTGGCGTTGACGCTCCGGATACTCTGATTTGCTCCGGTGTTGTCAATCTCGATAATCAGTCCGAGTACGTTTGAGCTGCCCATCAGCTTTTCGACCTTTCCTCGTCGCGCCTGCCCTGCTCTTCCTCGATTACATCCATGGCAAAGTTTTCATCGGTGTCAATCTCATCAAGAGTTATGCTGATTCCCCTTGCCAGGTTCTTTTTCAGACGAAGCGCCCGCTGCATGAGCCGGCCCGCCTCTGAACCTTGCGCGGCGTCGAGTTTCTCAAGCGGGCATTGACCCTTATCGTGGGGGCAAAGGCCCGGATCACAAAGTTCGGTCCTGCGCAACGCCCAATAGACGAGATAGCGGAGGGAGGGATTCTCCGGCCACTCGTCCGCTAAAAATCCTGACTGTCATCCCCCAGGAGGATCTTGGTCTCTTCCATGACCTTCGGGACAATCACGGCCTGGTGCACGATCGGGACCGGGCAGGAATAACAAGCATTGGTCACCAGGAGAGTTTTATAGGTGTCAGCGGCTGCAGCCAGGTTAATTGTGGTTTTGTTGCGCGACCCGGCGTCAATTGATTGAGTGATGGATTTGCGGTACTTGAATTCTTCCCGGGCGGTGGGCATGCGGAGGGCGTGATAGGTGAGAATGCCTCCGAGAACGCGGAGGGAAATCTTGAACTGTCCCGGATCGCGGATCACTTCGACCACTTCCGCCCGTTGCAGGCGGTCGAACACGGAGGATGCCTCGTAGTTGTCGACCTCTATGCCGTCGTCCCCCAGGCGGATCCGCTTGAGCAACTCGCCGTCAATCTCCTCGGTATCGGAAACCGTGGTCTCAGATGATCTGTCACCGAGAGACCGCGTGATGATCTGGCGTTTGGATTGCCTCTCGATCCACTCGTCGTCGGACGGGAACCGAACTGTAATTATCTTGATGTCTGGGGTGCGGACCTTGATTTTGATCGGCTGGCTCGCATCGAAGACTGGCTTTATTTCCTTCTTTTCGTCGCTCATTTTTGCATCTCCCTCATGCTCCCAGGTTATGCGCGGCAGGCCGGTGGGAAGCCAGCTTTTCGGGACACGTGTGGCCCTAGCCGCGCGGAGTCTATCTTTATTCAGGCTGTGCGATTCCGTTCGTGTTGCACTTGGCCACAACGGTCAACAGGCCGTTGGATGCATGCCACAGCGGCGCGGTTGTAATCTGCACCGTGACGATGCCGTCGGTCTCACCGGGTTCCACGACCGCGAAAGTGACGCGCTCATAGGTCATGAGCAGGCTGTTATTCTCGTCATAAGTAAGTAAAATCACGGCGGTGCCCTCGGCCTGCGAAATGACCTTGTTGAGCTCTTCTGACCCGTGCTCGAAACGCACGGTCAGGTTCAGGCTCCCTTCGCGATCTCCCACTTCCAGGCGACCGGCGATAGCTCCGGACTCGCCCGCAATACAATTAGGCGTTGTGTGGACGACCGTGCCGGCCAGATTGCCTGTCACGTTCGTGATGGTCGGGGCCGTGAACGGCGTCCCGGGGACTGTGGCGGTAAAAATGAGGGTTGGCCCGCTGCTGGTGACCGTGATGCCGACCGCCGTATAAGCGGCCGTATGTGAAGTGACGAAATCGCCAGCGGTGTCGGTCAGGCTGTCGCCATAGGTCGCAACTTTGGTAAGACTGCCGGCTGCGCCGACATTGGCAGTGCCGCTCGTGCCGGTCAGCGTTATCGTCTCGACCTGGGCCATCGCGCCCTGCATTCCGGAGCCCGGGAAGAAGCCGACTACTAGGTTGTTCTTCCACGTGGCTTCACCCTGGACGATGTTTTTCGCCCCGACATAATCGACGCCATTGACGGTCAGAGCCAGTGATGCCGATGGAAGCAGTTTTTCCACTGTCGCCGGCGGTAGCGTGATCCCGGAGGGCTTGACATACTTTCCGCAGCCAACGATGTTGGCGACGAGTTTGGTACTGGCCCGGCCCGGCCCGCTGGCAAATGTGAGGGTCCAGTCGTCTATCGCGCAGCCGATCACCATGCGGTCGATGACGGACAATACTCCCGGACGGATTTGTTCCACAAAGCTGAAATACGGCAGCTCGAGGCCGTCAGTCACCGGGACGAGTGGCGTGCAGGTGTAGACGCGGAGGCCCGCCGATCCGCCATACGTTACGTGACCCAGACCGAACGCCATGACCCAGGCCGCGAAATCCGAGCTAAGGTACTTTTCGATTGAGCCCTTCACATCCCAGCTGGCCTTAAATAACTGAGTGGCGAACTCGTGCCCCTTTCCGAGCTCTGCGGCGTCGCTCTCGGTGATGAGTTTGGGACCGGTGAAACTGGTGTTGAGTTTGCCGAGTCGCCAGATGCCAGCCACGGTATTGGCTGTCGCGATGGCCGCCTGTTTGGCAAACCCAAACCCGATCAACATTTCTCTGATTTTGGCTGGCATTTTCTATCCCCATTTCTGATTGAAGCTGATATTTAACTGCCAATACTCGACGCCCTCTGCGTCTTCCTGGGATTCGTAATTTCCCTCCAGGAACATTGGATCGAGATCATCATCCACAGTTGCGGAAACCATAGGAAGCGGCTGCCCGGCAGGAACTCCATCGATCAGAAGCTTACCGATGGCCGAGCAGGAACCGTTTATCCCTGGTCTTACATAGAGCGTGATTGCGTGTTTGATCGGCTGTCCGGCGCCCATTGAACCCGGTCCGAATCCGCGATAGGCAACCATTACCGAGGGAGAGAGGGCACCGTGGACCGCCCTGGCTAGATTGACGTTTTGCGGATATTGATCCGCATGGCCATAGATTCGGGTCGCGTCTTCCCCCATTGCGGTCACGAGCTCCGGAATCGCTTGGAGCAAGGCGACGAGTTCGGCGACGAGATCTTCCGGGTCGATCACGCTATATCCCTCCCCCGTGGACCAGCTGATTTTTGATCGATATCAGGACTTCCCTGGCTTTTGCAATGACGGCCTGTCGGTTGATGGGAGAGAATGTAAGCCAAGGTTCGCGCTTCTGATTTGCCCGCGCGACGTCCTTATTTGTGAGAAACCTTTCGAACTTGCCTTTTCGAGTCCATTTCTTGTCGGTCGTTTTGATCAATCGCTTTTCGGTTCTTATGGTCTCCCCGACCGCCGAATAGGCGCGATTTTCAGAGACGGTCCGCAGTTTGAGACTGCCGAGCATCTGACCGGTGAACCAAAGGCTGCGCCGGTTGCCCTTGCGCATCCGACTTTTGTATCTGGCGTAATAGGGGCTGAGCGGCTTCGCGGGGCCATCGTTTGGCCCCTGTGCGGCGGAAACCCGTTTGAACACGCTGAGCAGTCCCGTAGACCCGATCGTCACCATGTCGCGCTGCTTGAATGTCAGGGTGTCGAGGCGCAATTGCTTCTTCTGCCAGATCCGCACGCTCTGAGCCATCAACTCACCGACCGATCCCGCCTGAACAGCAGGCTCATGCCCCTTCCCGCATCCTTATCGATACGCAACACTTTGTAGGTTGTGGTACTGCTCGATATTTCGTCCCCCTCTTTGGGTGCGGGATCGATATCCGCGCCCTGCAGCCACAGCATCGCGTAAGTGCTCTGATCGCCAGGCGAAGCATTCTCAAGTTGGACGCCGGTATCAAGAATAGCGGTGATCGAAACCGCATCGGCCAACGGGGCCGATACAACCGGAGTGAAAATGAACTCTTCTCCGAAAGTCCCGAGGCAGATGCTATTCACGTCATCCATCAGCGCAGCAGAACCGGAGGGCTCCAATACCGCCGCTGCGTCGTTGGTTAGATAATTTGCAACCAGCCAATCCCCGGTCACGGGGGGATCGAACATCGTGAGGGCCGCCCCCGACCGGGAATAATGGACGTCCTCATACTGGCGAAATTCCTTCAGGTAGAGTCGCAGTGTTCCGGCGACCGGGACGTGGGCGAGCCCAAACGCAGTATTCGCGCCGCCTATCGTTCCCGATGGCGTTTCGTTTATAATCGGTGTGGCGCTCACTTCTTCTCCGGCTCCTTCGGCTTCAACGTATACTGCATCTTCTGCTCGTCTAGTATGTACCCTGCCGGGGCCTTATCCTGAAGTTCATGTACGATTGCCGGCGAGTGTGAGGTTGGCCGTCCCGCTGGTGCCCGATAGGGTGATGGTATCGACCTGGCATTTGATGCGCGTGAAAGTAAATCCCTGCCCGAACGCGTCCAGACAGGCTTCGTTCACGCCAGCAACAAGGTCCTCGAAACTCACGGCAACACCCCCGGGGTCGGATCGTCAAAGGTTATTTGTAGCCCAGAATAATAGTCACGCCCGCTGCCGAGTTGGTCTCATCAACACATGTCGAAACTACGGTGCATGCAGCGCCCGAGATCGAGTACCCTATCCCATTGGTAAACGCCAATCCGGCAGGACCAAGAAGAATTGTCTGTACCCCTCCGGTCGGGCTGGTGGTGACCGGAACGGGAAAGTAGATAACTGGGCAGTCGGTGTTTGCGGAACACGCGGAAGGGTCGGGCGCGGTAGCTTTGTTGTAGAGACGGATGTACTGCTCCGCCGCTCCGGGGTTGATGGCCGTGATGCTATAGAGCCTCCCCGCCGATGCCTTGACGTTGGTCAAATTGGCGGATGCCGTGGAAATGAAGCTATAGGGAGTCGCCCCCACCGCGAGCGCGGCCAATGATGCGGTAACAGCATCGAGATTGCCACCCGATTCCAGCGACATTCCAGTCGCGACAAGGCTGGCAACAGTGATGAGGCCTGGAGCTGGAGTCCTGCAAAAATAAAGTTTGACGGTTCCGCTCGCACCAGCAACCCCCTGATTTGTGATCGCCAGACTGAGAACGCTGTCAATGACCTGTGATACCGTCGGAGGCCAAACCCTTTGCGCCAATGTTTGGGACCTATCTGCAAGTGCTCCCCCCATGAGGTCGACGCCCGCGGCGTTGTTGATCGCAATGTCGTAACTCGCCGTGGGGTTCGCTACAGGGATAGTCTCTGCCATGAATAAGTACCATCCCCTGATCTGAGCCGCTATCGTCGCGCTTGTGGCCCCGGTATCATTCGCGCCCGCCCAGGCGAAGGTGACGACCTGAAGATCCGTCAGCGACGACGAACTGGGAGAAATCATCTCCCGGGTCGCCGTTGCGGCGGGGAAACAAGGCACAGCCAGAACTAACATGGCGGCCATGATCAAAAGCGACTGGTGTTTATGCATGACATTCTCCCTGACAAATGAAAAGGGCGGCCACGAGCCGCCCTCTTGTTTTCGATGATTTGTGACTACGCCGCCTTGGTCAGAACGCCGTTGTAATCGAAGACGTGATAGCGCTCGCCATCGCAGTAGACGTCGGCATAGTTCCCGATGACGCCGGCGATTGTGAGCTTTTCGTCCGCGACGCCGCCGCCGCCGAGAAAGATCTGCTCTCCGCTTGCGGGTACCAACACCACATCGAACGCCGCAGTGATCTGAACCTTGATCGACATCCCAGCGGCATCCTTGGCCGCGGGAAGCGTCCATTCTTTCGAAATGCCAGCGCCGGTGTTAGTGTGAATCAAAGCGAAACTGGCGACGGTTAGCGTGACGGCATTGGCGTGCGCCACGACAGTTGCATTTGCCGGGACTAGAGGCGGTTCCGGCACCATATATCCAGAGCCTGTTGCAGTCATTTTCTTAACTCCTTTTCAATTCAGGCTTATGCTTTTCGTTGACGGTGCCCCGACCTATGCTTCCTTGGTCACGACGCCGCTGTAGCCAGTGACGAGGTATCGCTCGCCATCGCAGTAGACGTCGACGTAGTTGCCGATCACCGCCGCGATGTTGAGATATTTGCTGGCGACCACGTTTCCGCCGAGGCAGATCGCCTCTCCGGTCGTCGGCAGCAGCCGCGTGATCTGAGCCACCAACTGGACTATGCGGAACGACAGGCCGGCGGCGTCCTTCGCGGGCAGGAGGGTGAGGGTGGCCGTTGCGGCCGATCCGGTGTTGGTGATGTTTAAGCCGTAGTTGCCGATCACTAGCGCCGCGGTGACGGCGTGGGCGACGACGGCGGCGTTCGGCGCCACCAGAGGCGGGCGCGGAACCTGGAACCCAGAACCAGTTGCAGTCATTTTCGTTCTCCTAAATTAAAAAGCCCCGGTTGCCCAGGGCTTTCAGTTGAATTCCGAATTGGTTGAGGTTGCTTGAAGTCGTCCCGACTATGCGCCGGTCGAGTACACAATCCCTCTCCAGTCAACCGCCTTCGCCGCGAAGTCGAGGTAGGCATAGAACTGAATTCCAAGGATGCCCTGCTCATTGTCCTTGCGGATGAACTGCGGACCTTCCGCGCCTTCAAGGTGGCAATACTCGATGACAGGAGCAATATTGGGATCTGCCACCATGAAGTATTTGACGACGCCCAAACCGTTCGTGTCCATCTCTCCGTCCGCGACCACTTCCAGACGGCCTGCAAACCAGTTCTGCGATGACGCAGCGAGGTTCGGGCCGGTGGCTGTAGTCACAGCGCGCGCGGTTGATTCCAAGGCCCTGGGGACGATCAAGTATTTCGGGACGAGGTTTAGAACCGTGACGCCGTCAATACCCTTCTGCACGCCCATGAGTCCGAACATGGAATCAAAGGCCGTGTTGCCGAGCACCCCGGTATCCGTGTTGTAGTGTGCCGCGTCGATGAGAGGCACAACATCGGCCATGGCCGCGTTCGCGTAGAGGATCGCATACACGACTTTGTTCTCGAGCCGTGCCGCCTGCTGGCCGAATGCGCCAATGAGGTCGTTGAACGCGCCCAGGTCGTCGTTGATGAGCATCTGCCGGCTGAAGGAAACGCCGCGGCCGTAGGTGGCCAGGCTGTAGGTTTCCTTCTGATCGGCCATTAGCCCGACCGTGATCTGCGCGCCCTCGGCGACCTTCAGGAAGGTCGGCGCTTCGCCCAGCCGGACGCGGGTCATCGATTTGAAGTCAGGAGTTGTGCTCGGTTTACACCAAATCCTGTACGTCGGCGCCGCCGCGTTGTACTTGTTCAGTAGCTGCTTGCGTGCCGTGTTTTCCAGCACGGCCGCGAAATCGGCGGTCACCTGCATGGCCATGGTCGCCACGTCGCCCATCGGGATCGGGCCGCGGATCCCCTTTTGCAACCTCACCGACTCTTCGGCGATCTGCTTGATGCTCAGGCGAAGGAAGGGATTGTCCCTGTCTTCCTTCTGCTCCTTGGGGTTCATCATCCCGAAGACAGCCGCACCCATCAGTTCGCGCCGCGTATCCACTTCATCGCGACCGTAAGAAATGTAGCCGCGCTCGTCCTGAGTCATTGCGATATGGCCAGGTTGGGTATTGAGTTGCTTCTCGCAAATGTCCCCCTTCCACTCGAGAGCGAGTTTGCGGAACTGGTTGAGGTCCGTTTTCTCCCTGATGTGTTTGTTCGCAAACTCATCCGTAAGACCGAGGACCTTCCGGGTCTTAAGGATCTGGAGTACACGATCCAGCTCCGCGATTGCCCCAGCCGCCTCCGCGGCCTTTAGTTGCTCGGTCACGATCGACCGGGCGGTAACGGTGGTTGATTCCTCTTCGGCACGGGTTTGAGTCGTGCCCGTATCTTTTTCTTTGTCAGGCATGTTCACTTCCTCCATTTGGGCACTGGCCCGTGGTTGTACTGCAATGCCGCGCTCTTCTGCGGATAAAGTCGTTGTGGCCCAATCGGCCGGGATGGGGGCAACCGAGAGCTCAAAGGGTTGCCACTTTTTGGCAAGCCTCACCTCCACGCCGTTTTCCTGAATCTTTTCCTCTCTCAGGATTTGGACACCCATCGAAAACTTGGTGACGATCCCATCCTTGATGTCTCCCCAAAGGTCGGCGACGTCGGCGCGCTTGGAAAATCGCAGTGTGGCCTTACTGTCGGTGCCTTCCTGCCAGGCTTTCTCAACCTTGCCCTTCTGGGATGCGCTACCGTCCCAGGAGCTGTGGTTGTCGAGCACCGGAGCGCCATTATTCAGGAGACTAAAATCCCCACCCTTCGGCGCAAATCGCAAGACGTATTTCTCCCCGGTCCACCAATCCACGCGCGGAACATCGATGCCGGAAAAAAAGAGAATATCTACCGTCCGGTTTGCGTCGTTGATCGAACTTGGACTCACCCCCTGATCGGCGAGGAATTCACAGCCTCTCATCCTCTCCCTGCGATCGTTCTCACTGAGCTGCGGTTTGGTCGGCGGCATCTTTTGTTCCTCCTCCTGAATCGGTTGTACTTTTGGCGAACGTCACGCCGGCGGCATCGAGGCGAGACTTCCAAGCCGTGATTTCTGCGATCTGAGTCTCCGGGTCATTGCCCTGTTCCCCGATGAGTTGCGGCCAGGTCTTTTTGCCGGTCTGCAATTCGGCGCGATCCGCCTCAGCCTCGGCTCCGCGGTCGAGCAGATCAAACGGAGGCGGGTCCCAGCTGACCGCATAATTCGGCTCCGGGATCTGGCCCATAACCCACAACTTATCCACGAATCTCTTCCAAATCGGATCCAGCACCTGGGGGATGAACCAGTTCCAGCGGTACTCTTCAATCGCGTCGCGGAAGGCGAGCAGGCCGCCGCGATAGCTCGAGTAGTTCACGGCCTCCAGGTTATCGTCGAGCACGACATAAGGGATATCCAGGCCCGCGGCAACCTCGCGCAACTCGGTTTTCTTATAGGATGCATAATCGCTTGAGGGAGTCGGATCGAGGAATTTTACATCCGTGCCTGGAGCCCCATAAACGAACATGCCCGGCCTAAATTCTTCGACCTTTTTACCGTCGGCATCGACGACAATACTTCCGAGAGTGGCGCCTTCAGTTCCTTCCGATTGTGTAACCACCCCAGCGAGACAGGCCTCAATTTTGCTACGCAAGAGTTTTGCATCGGCATACTCATCTATGTCGCGCAATTTACCAATCACCGCCGCAAAGCGGGTTACGGAACGCACATCTCCAGGTCGATCGATCTCGGCGTGGTGCAGGATATATTCAGCCGGAATGAACTTGCTCGTGAATGCACCTCGAAAGTTAGTCTGGGTAACTTCTCCAGGATGATTACCGAAAAGCCAATAGCCCTTGATGCGGCCAATCGGATCAAACTCAACACCCTGAATGATATAACCGCCCGGCCCCGTCTGCAGTGTCTTGGATTCGTCGATGTAGTCGGCCTCGAGGATCTGCAGCTGCAGCGGTACGGCCAGGCCATCTTCGGGACGGCGGTCCCAGAGGCGAACCAGCACCTCCCCGGATTCATAGCAGGTCGATACGATCAGCTTTTCGGCGGCATAGAAATTGATCCTGTGATCGGAGCAGCACTGGGGCACAAACCAATTCCAGTACTGCATGATGGTC